TCATGCATAATATTGAAAATCAAAATGCTCGGTCTTCCGGTCGAAAACGATGCATTTCAAGATGCTCCGCAGCGCGTTCCCTTTGGTTTCGAACCCCACAGAAGGAGATGCCAGGAGATCGCGGACGTTCCGGACGCGGTCAAGAAGCTCCTTTTGCGGCGGCGCAGATTCGGCGGGCTGTTCAAGGAGACGCTGCAGCTCATCGGACAGCCGCTGAATCTCTGATCGCAGGCGGGCTTTGCTTTCTTTGTATTCGTCCAGAGTGTAAACTTCGTTTTCGTAGGCAATCCGGGCACGTTCTTCCTGGTGCCTGAGCCGGTCGAGTTGGGACTGGATTTCGTTGGATAGATTTGCGGGGGAACCGGACGCGCTGGCAGCAGGTGTATACTCAAAATGTCCGCTTTCCAGGATGCCATCCAGGGACCTAAGAACAATCCGCTCCATTTTCTTGACGCTGATCGAACAGGATTCTGGGTGCAAACCCTTGGAATATTTCCAGCAGGTGAAATATGGAACGGCTCCACTACCGGTGTAAGATAAGGTTGCCCCGCACACAGAACACCTCATCAGCCCGGAGAGCCAGTGTTTACATGTTGACACGTTCCGGTGTCTCATGGGGCGAAATTCAGCTTTCCGGCGTTCCTGGCACTGCTCAAACAATTTTGTCACGGATGGCTTTGTTTCGTGCATCCCCTCAAAAGAAAAACCATTCCATTCTACCGTGCCGAGATAAAAACGATTCTGTATGATTCGGTCGATTGATCGCTTCTCGAACGGATTTCCCCGGCGCGTAAGATATCCGGAAGCGTTCAGCTGACGGGCGATCGCAGTCATATCCAGGCGGTCAACCGCGTACATATGGAAAATCATCTCCACAATCTTGTATTCATCCTCGCGGATCACATAAGGCTTTCCGTTCCCGACCGCGGCATAGCCAAGCGGCGGAACGAGCTGGTATCCTTTCAGTTCGGCTTTCTTTGCCATTCCACGCTTCACTTCAACCCCAAGGTTATAAGAATAAAACTCATCCTGCCACTCGATAATCATTTCGATAAGCCGCCCATACATTCCTTCCATGATGGGCTCCGAGACGCTTTCAATATCAATCTTCAATTTCTTTCGGAGCATTCCTTTGTAAAATGTGCTTTCATCCTGATTCCGGGCAAAACGTGAAAATTTCCAGACAAGGATTACCTCAAAAGGCTGTGGCT